GAGATGGAAAGAATTGAGGAGCGAGTCAAATCTGTTAAGGAAAAATGGCATGAGGGGCTGAGATTAAGACCGATTCACACTCAAGTTTATTTGGATGATGTGGAGTTTTTGTTGAGCGAAGTCAAGCACCTTAAAAAGAGCCTCCAAACAGTGCTGATCTCTAGTCATACTGTGTAAGGGTGCTCCAATCCCATAAATCACCCTTACCAAAGGTTTCGTCTGCAAACCCCCAACCAATCGCCACATCGGGGGTCAGATACACCTCTTCTTTTTTGTTCATCTTGTCGGTTAACCATTCCCGACATCTCTCCCTTGGCCAAGCTTGTGCAAATCCCCTCTCTTTCATGGAGTCAATATAGATATTCATCATCGTTGTCTCTATCTTTCTCCCCTCTTCGGCTTCGGTTTGAAACTGCTTATGAGTTCCCATAAAGCCATGATCCCCCTGGTGGAACATAAACTTGGAATTCGGCTGAAAATCAACATAATTGCAAATGACAATTTCCTCACCCGGACTCGCAAGAAGGGGGAGGATCGAGCTTATAAAATCTTCGGGGATAAGGCGGTACTGATAACCCATGGAACCAAGATATCCGAATTCCATACCAAGGCCGAAGCAAAAGGTATCGGCCATTCGATCTCCATTGTAAGTGGACATACGCATCGACCCCAGTATATGACAATGAACCTCTTGCATGGAAGATATTACGGTTTGTCTCTGGGAACGATGGCATTCTTTGAGCATGGTCGGGACTTTATGCCAGGGCCCATTATTGATTGGGGACAAAGTTTCGCACTGATTCATGTTTATAAAAACGAATCCTTAGCTGAGCACTTCATCTTTGGCTCTGACATGTGTCTTGCGGCAGGTCAATACTATTACAGATGACTTATTAAGTGTGCTAGATTAAAGGTTAAGTTTATGAGAGATCTTAAAAAACTCATGGTTGCGATTCAAAATACCTGTCCCGACACCCTCAGTTCGGGGGACTTGGTCCATAAAACAGAAGTGAAAGAAGAGTTAGCCGAAATAAGAAGTCGATCTAAGACCTTGAATCATTTATTAAAATATAAGAGTGCCGATGATTTGTTTATGGGGGAAGGGTTATACTTTGCTCGAAGGATGAGGATGGAGTCTGAGTTTGGCAAAACTTCGGCTGATCGTATCCGAGCAGCTTCGGAAGGCTTAAACCGAGGGGTGGGTAAGCCGATCGAGAGAACAATGAATTTAAACTTGGATGTCCAAACAATGGCCCAGGTTGAGCTGAATCAAAAAATAGAGGAGTTGATGGTTGAACTTGGACACAAGAAGGCGAGAAGAGGAGCTACTCAAGTCATTATTTCTGCAGAAGGAAAAAGCGGAGAGGGACAAACTTCGGAACTACCAACCCAACCCGGGGTTCCAAACTCAGTTCTTTAAGGCTTGCGCCAAGGTGCGTTTACTCACTGCAGGTAATCAGAGCGGCAAAACGCACTGCGGCGCAGTTGAGGCTGCACATTACGCCTTGGGTTCTCACCCCTACCGAACAGTCAGAGTACCGAATCGAGGGTATATTGTAAGCGCCGCGTCGATGAAAGAAGGGATTGAGGAGATCATCGTCCCTAAAATCAGATCCGTGGTGGGATCCAACGATATTAAGAATATTAAAAACAGTTCCCAGGGGATGCCTTCCAAGATTATATGGCGCTCGGGGTCAGTGACGAATTTAATGAGTGCAGAGCAGGATGATGGTGTGTTTGAGGGAAAGGTGGTGGATTGGGCGTGGATGGATGAACCCCAGCGTAAAAATATCTTTATCGGACTAAAAAGGGGGATGCTCACCACAGGGGGTCATCTTTGGATGACATGCACCCCCCTCGATGAGCCCTGGATCTATGAAGATATCTACATCCCCGGGAAAGAGGGGAATGATCCCGACATTATGGTTTTCGAGGGATCCTCCGATGAGAACCGATTTATTCTAGAAGAGAACAAAGAAGAGTTTAAAAAACACCTCACAGAAGATGAGCTTCAAGCCAGATGGTACGGTAAATTCAGACACTTAGCAGGAAGGGTCATCAAATCCTACGACCCAGCGAAGCACCGAATACCATCGTTCAATATCCCCACCCACTGGCCTGTTTGGATGTCCATTGACCCCCACCGAGGGAAGCCTCACGCTGTGTTATTCCTCACAGTCTCCCCGGATGGGATTAAATATATTTGTAACGAGATCTTTGTTAATTGCTCCATTGAGCAGTTAGCGCAGCACATCTTAGATGTGAGTTCTCAATATAATATTGTCAAGCGAGTGATCGACACCTCTGCTCAAGAGGCGGGGTGGGAAAAAGAATCAGCCCGTGAGATACTCGAAAGATGTGGAGTAAGAGGTTTGATATTGGCTCAGAAGAAGAATCTAAAAAACAGTGGGATTATAATGATCAACCAAGGATTTTCGTCAGACCAATTGTTTGTCATGGAGCATTGTGTGAGAACGCATAGGGAGTTACAAAATTACATTTACAAAAAGAACAAAAGAGATCATCAAATAGTGATTGAAGAACCTGAGAAGAAGTTTGATGATATGATGGATTGCCTCAGATATACCTTGGTCGAAAGACCAAAATACCGAACAGCTCGGGTTAAACAGGTCGGACCTATCTATGTACGGGGGGTGAGATAATGGATGAGCCAATTTTAACAGTAAAACGCCCCCAATGTAGTGATGGGGTCCATTATATGCCGTGGTGTAAATGTAAAATAGATTGTCCAGTACCCCAGGGATGGGTTTGTCCTTCGTGTGGCAGTGGGAATGCACCGTTTAATATGACCTGTAATAATTGCATTCCAAGATTTCATCAAATTCCCTATAAAATAACCTGTACGGGGGTAGATAATGGCTGAGTTTCAGCAACGAAAGTTAATCGATCGGTTTAATCTTGATCTAGACGAGGGGATGAAGGAGGGGTTAAGCCACTGGATTGGGAGTAAAAAGGAAGCCATCTCCTATGACAGAGAAGAATTCTTAGAAAGACAGAAAAAATACCTCTTTGATTTTGATGACTTTGTTACCTTTACCCGTAAGGGACCTTGGGATGAGAGTTCTAACTATCACATGCCCCTCACCAGCATTGTTTTAAAATCCTACCATGCCAGACTTTACAATATTTTTACACAACCGGATTCCACAGTCCTCAGACCCAGAGAACCCATGGATGAGAAGAAGGTGGATATGCTCAAGACCCTGAGGGAGTGGTATATCTGGGATTATATCAATGAATATCGTGGGATTAAAGGGGTGGCTTGGGAGCTTTTCTATGATGTGTGCTCGGTAGGATTCGGGATCATCATGAAGAGCTGGAGTCTCAAGCAACGTAAAACCCTTGAAGTGGTTGAGAATGAACTCAAAAAAGAGTTCGATGAACTCGCACCTCAGGTTGCGGAAGCTGCTAAGGCCGAAGAGAAGGTGGATGTCGCTCCTTATAAAGAAATAGAAAAGATTATGAAAGTGTTTGAGGGAACGATGCTTCAAACCGTTCCCTTTGAGAATGCATATTTCCCCAATGAAATCCCCGAGTCTGCAGATATGGATCGACCCGAGATGGTCTTGATCTCTACTCAGATGACAGGATCCGAGATGATGTCTCGAGCGAAGTCTGGGGAATGGGATGAAGAAGATGTCATGGCTGTGATGGAGGAGAATGTCCCAGGCCTCTCCTCTGAGACCCGAGAAAAGAACATCAAAGAACTCAGAGATAGACTCACAGGATACGACACACAGAATTCTTTTTATGAGTCTGAGCTAAGAGACATCGAGTATGCGTTTTGTTCTTATGACGTGGATGGGGATGGCATTGATGAGGAGATGATTGTCACCCGTTCCCCGAAGGGGAGGATCCTCCAAATTCAACCCCTCGATGTTGTTTCTAAATCAGGAAGAAGGCCTTTATTTAAGTTCGATTGTTTCCAAAAATCCAGACAGGCTTATAGCAGAGGAATACCTGAGTTTCTTTTCCCTCTCCAAGAAGAGATGGATAATAATCATAATCTGAGGATGGACTATCTCCAGCTTCAAACCTGTCCCTTTGGTGTGTACCGAGGAGGATCATCTTTAGATAACCAACCCATTCGAATCGCTCCAGGAAAGTTTATCCCCGTCGATGAGATCACAGACCTCAGACCCATTACATTCTCAAGCAATGTCAATGCGTTTGCTGGGGAAGAGGATCGTCTTTGGAGATATGCGGAGTGGTTGACATCAGTCTCCCCCCTCTCCCAAGGCTTAGTCC